TGCCATGTTTTGCGTGTTTTTTAGCCACCGGGTGACGCTTGGTTCGATCTGACCAGAAAGACCGGCAGGACAAGGCGAAGGCTCGCTACGACGACATCAAGCGTCGCACTGGTGAACGCTCACGCCAAGTCGGTGCCGCCGGGCGCGACATCGGCAGCATCCCGCCGGTAAAGGACGTCAAACGCCGCGACGCCTGCCGGGACTCGTTCCGGTCATTCTGCGAAGTCTACGGCGCTGAGTCGTTCCCGCTGGCGTGGTCGCCTGACCACTTGACGGCGATTGCCAAGATCGAGGCGGCTGTGCTGCGTGGCGAGTTGTTCGCCTTCGCCATGCCTCGTGGCTCGGGTAAATCCACGCTGTCGATCTGGGCCTGCCTGTGGGCGATGCTCTACGGTCACCGCTCGTTCGTGATGCTGGTGGGTTCTGACCAGGCGATAGCCTGCCAGATGCTCGATACGCTCAAGAGCCACCTAGAGCAGAACGACCTGCTTGCCGAGGACTTCCCGGCGGCGTGCTATCCGGTGCGTGCGTTGGAGGGCATCACGGCTCGGGTGCGTGGTCAGACATGCGAAGGCGAGCCGACGCACATGGGCTGGACGGCAGATAAGGTCACGTTGCCCTGGATCAAGGGTGCCGCCTCGGCTGGTGCGGCTGTGCGTGTCGCTGGTATCACGGGCCGCATCCGTGGCATCAGTCACACACGCCCAGACGGCAAGACGATCCGCCCCAACCTGTGCCTCATTGACGATCCGCAGACTGACGAGTCGTCCGCGTCGCCGTCGCAAGTGGCTACCCGTGAACGCATCCTCTCGGGTGCAATCCTCGGTCTCGCCGGTCCCGGTGCGAAGATCGCCGGTTTGGCGACGATCACGGTGATTCGTCCCGACGACCTGGCTGACCGTCTGCTCGACCGGATGCGTCATCCTTCGTGGCAGGGCGAGCGCACGAAACTGGTCTACGAGTGGCCCACTGCGGATGAACTGTGGGGGCAGTATTCCGAGATGCGTCGTGAGGGGCAGCGTAGCGGTGAAGGCACTGCGGCGGCTGACGCCTTCTACCGGGCGAATCAGGCGACGATGGACGCCGGGTCTCGGGTGGCGTGGCCGGAACGGAAACACGACGACGAACTGACGGCGATACAGCATGCGTGGAATCTACGCATCGACCGTGGCGAGTCTGCGTTCCAAGCGGAATACCAGAACGCACCGCTGGCGGATGACATCTCGAGCGAGAAGCTGGACAAGCGGTCGCTCGCTGCTCGAGCGTTGACGCTGTCTCGTGGGACTGTCCCACTTTCCCACCAGACGGTGACGGCGTTCATAGACGTTCAGGACAAACTTCTGTACTGGCTGGTCGCATCGTGGGGCGATTCGTTTGGCGGTCACGTCGTGGCATACGGCACCTATCCTGACCAAGCCAGCACGTTCTTCGAGGCTAAGAACGCCAAGAAGACGCTGGCACTATCTGCCAAGGGTGCCGGGTTCGAGGCGGCGCTGTCGGCTGGCCTGGAGTCGCTCACGCAGATCCTGTTGGGCAAGGATTGGAGCCGTGAGGACGGCGTGCCTATGCGAGTGCGTCAGGTGCTCATCGACGCTAATTGGCACAAATCGACGGAAGTCATACGGACGTTCTGCCGCCGCTCCACGTTTGCGGCGAGTCTGCTACCGACGCACGGCAAAGGCATCGGTGCGTCTGGCGGAAGCCTGACCGAGAAGAGAGGGCGAGGCGAAAAGCTGGGGCTGAATTGGGTGATGCGACAGACGGCGACGAACCAGCGCTACGGCGTGTATGACACGAACTTTTGGAAGACGTTCACTGCGGCCCGACTGCGTCTTGCGATTGGCGATCCAGAAGCGATCACGCTGCACGCCGGCGATCACGACATGCTCATTGAGCATCTCACCAGCGAGTTCCCGGTGCTGACGGAGGCAAAGGGTCGAGTCGTGGACGAATGGAAGCTCGACATGCGTCGAGAGAATCACTGGTGGGATTGTCTCGTTGGCTCTGCCGTTGCAGCGTCGATTGCAGGCGTGCAACCCGTGGCGACTGAGGCGGGTGGACGCCAGCGGAAAAAGGTGACAATCCCGACCGGCCCGAATGGCAAGAAAGTGATTCAAGTCAAGCGGCTGAAAACTTGACGCCGTCGCCATGCTGCAAGGCATGGAAAAACACATCCTCAATCTCGGTGCAGGCGTTCAGTCAACGGCGCTGTACCTGATGAGCATCGACGGCGATGAGCCAGAGGTGCCGAAGTTCGACGTGGCTATCTTTGCTGACACGCAAGAGGAGCCTGACGAGGTGTATCGGCACCTTGAATGGCTTGAGCAGCAAGGCGGGCCGCCGATTGAAAGAACGACGGCTGGAAGCCTTGGTAAGGCGTTGGAGGATGGGGCAGACGCCGCTGGGAATGTCTGCACGGATGGCGGGCATTTCATCAGCATTCCAGCATTTACGCTGCTACCAACCGGAGAGAAGGGTATCAGCCAAAGGCAATGCACAGCGGATTTTAAAATCAAGCCAATTGAAAAGTGGCTGCGTGAGTCTCTTGGAGTTATGCCCGGCAGGCCAGTTCCAAAAGAGCATGTCTTGATTCAATACATGGGGCTTTCCTACGACGAGCCGAAGCGTGTCATACGTGTGAAGCAGCGATATCTTGCAAAACCGTCCAACTGGCAAGTGAGATTTCCACTATGGGAAATGCAATACACAAGAAGTGACTGCCAATCGTATTTACGTCAGCGGATGCCGCACGAGGTTCCACGCTCTGCGTGCGTATTCTGCCCATTTAAGTCTGACGCCGAGTGGCGTGCGTTGCGTGACTCTGACCAAAAAGGATGGCAGCGGGCCGTATACATCGACACAGTATGCCGCCAGTCGGGCAACTTCAAGGCAGTGCGATACCTGCACCGCTCATGCCAGCCGCTTGACCAAGTAGACCTGCGGCCAGCCGACGAGAAGAGCGGGCAGAAACACCTATTCAGCGGTTTTCAGGACGAGTGCGAGGGGTACTGCGGGAACTGACATGAACCAGATCACGCTCACAACCGTTGACGGTCTCGACCCTCGTGACATGCTGGCGATCCGCTCCAGGCTGACGAAGCCGTCGAGTGAGTTTCAGTTGGAGGTTGCCCAGGTGCTGGAAGGCGAGGGGAGCAGCTGCACACCGCTTGCCGTGTGGCACTGCGACGGCTCGTTGATTGCTTGGGCGTGCTCGCACGTCTGGCGTGGCATGCAGACGTTAGAGCAGTACGTCGAGGAGCGGTATCGCAACACGGGCAAGGCGACGGCGTTGACTGCGTTCCTGCTGTCGTCTGGCGTGATTGACGCAGCCAAGCCGCTGGCAGTGTTCTCTCCGTTCACGGCAGACATCGCCCGCAAGCTAGGCGTGGCAGACGTCGTGCTCTTTGAGCGGCGCGGCTCTGAATGGGCCGAAGTCTAACGGCATACCCGGTCTGTGATTGCCGGTGCGTCCCGTAGCGTTGCTCGCATGAGCGACGAACTACGCGCAAAGATTGCCGAGACGGCATCCGGCCCCAAGCGGGTCCGCACCGATGCTGGCGAAGTTGAGGCACAGGATGTCGCCTCAATGATTGAGGCTGACAAGTATTTGTCTGCCCGTGCTGCGAGCGGCAGCGGCAACACACGCCGTGGCCTGCGGTTCAACAAGATCATCCCGCCGGGGGCTGGCTGATGGGTTTGTTCAGCAGGCTGCTGCCGGGACGCAAGCCGCAGAACGTGGCGGTGCCTCTGCACGTCCGTGCGAAGTTCGACGCCGCAGAGATGGGCGACGACCGGCGGCACTGGGCGAACGCCGACGCCTTCGCTGCCGATACGGCTCTATCGCCTGAGAAGCGACGCACGATGCGGAATCGTGCCCGCTATGAGCGTGCGAACAACTCGTATCTCGCTGGCATCTCGGCAACGCTCGCCAACGACTTGATCGGCACCGGACCACGCCTGCAACTCAACAGCGGCGACGTCGAGGCGGATCGCCTGGCGGAACGTCTCTTCTTCGATTGGTCGTGGCAAGTCGATCTGGCGACGAAGCTGCGGACGATGCGTGAGGCGATTGTGGTGGACGGTGAAGCGTTCGCCATGATGATCAGCAACCCTCGCCTGCCGGGCGTGCAACTCGACCTGCGGCTCGTGGAAGCCGAGATGGTGGCGACGCCGGTGCAGTCCGTCACGCCTAGCGTCACCGTCGATGGCTCGATTGTCGATGGGCTTGAGTTCGACGCCTCGGGCAACGTGCTCGCCTATCAGGTGCTCTCGTACCATCCCGGTGCCAATTACCACGTCAACGCACTGAACTACCAGCGGGTGCCAGCGGCACAGATGATCCACTGGTTCCGGCCCATCCGGCCCGGCCAGCATCGTGGCGTTCCTGAAGTGGCACCGGCTCTCAAGCTGTTCGCCCAGCTTCGCCGCTACACCGAAGCGGTCGTGGCTGCTGCGGAGACTGCCGCCGACTTCGCAGGCTTCCTGCGGACGAACTCGCCTGCCGCCGAGGTGGACGAAGTTGAAGCGTTCGCAGAGATGCCAATCGAAAAAAGAACGATGGTCACGCTGCCAGACGGCTGGACGTTCGAGCAGCTCAAGGCAGAGCAGCCGACGACGCAGTTCCCGGCGTTCGTGCGTCAGCTTCTGGGAGAGTTGGGGCGTTGCCTGCAACTGCCTTTCAACGTCGCTGCGTTGGATTCGTCGTCCTACAACTACGCATCGGGCCGCATGGATCATCAGGTCTATGCCACGACGCAGCGCGTGATGCGTGACGATCTTGAGCGTCGGATGCTCGACCGTCTGCTTGCGGCGTGGGTGAACGAAGCAACCCTGGCAGGGCTTCTACCTGAAGGCATCCCGCCGTTCAGCGAGTGGGATTGGTCGTGGCAGTGGGACGGCAAGGAACACGTCGACCCTGCCAAGGAAGCCAATGCCGCCGAGACGAGGCTGCGTACGCACACGACGACTCTGGCGACTGAATACGCCAAGGCTGGCAAGCAGTGGGATGTCGAACTGCGTCAGCGCGCCGCCGAAGTGGCGTTGATGAAGGAACTCGGACTCTGGGTCGATCTCACGCCGGAAGTGAACTACGGCGGGCAGCTTGACGAGAACGGAGACCCCGTAGAGGAAAACCAATGAACGCAATCAAGTTGGATTCTGGCGTCACGTTCCTGCAAGCCGCCGAAGGCGATTCGGCACCGGCTGGCAAGCGTTTTCGCATCGTCGCCTACACGGGCGCACCGATCCGGCAGGGCTGGAGCCGTGAGCCGGTCGTGATCGACATGGCTGGCATGCAGCTGCCGGCGACTGTGCCGGTGGTGCTCGGGCACGACTACTCGCTTGGCTCGATCCTCGGGCAAGGTCGCCCGTTCATCGAAGCTGGGCAGTTGATCGTTGAAGGCGAGATCCTCGCTGACAACGACAACGCACGCCAGGTGATGGCACTCGCCGCTGCGGGCTACCAGTTCCAGGCGAGCGTAGGTGCTGACGTTCGTCGGCACCAGAAGATCGACGCCGAAGGCGTCACCACCGTCAACGGTCAGGCTCACGTTGGGCCTGTTCGAGTGGTCAAGGCTTCGGCACTCCGAGAGACGTCGTTTGTGACGCTCGGCGCTGACGGGGCCACGACCGTATCAATCGCAGCCGAAGACGCTGCCGAGGAGGTTCCCATGGCGGATGACGCCAACCAGAAGCCTGCCGACGTCGTTGAGACGCCGGTGGAAGTCACGGCGAGCGTCGCCGTGGAGACCAAGCCCGAAGTCGATCACACCGAAGTGATTGCGTCCCTCACGAAGAAAGTCGAACAGATGGAAAAGCTGATCGCCACCCGCGACGAGCGTCCCTCGGCTCCTGCCGTTCACATGGCACAGCCGACCGCTCGCACGCCCGAAGTCATCGAGGCAGCGTTCGCCCTTCAGGGCAACCTGCCGAATGTCGAGAAGCAGTACAGCGTCCAGACCCTCGAAGCCGCTGCCAAGATCCAGCGGACGACGAGCCTCGGCGAAGTGCTCCTCTCGGCTGCCGAGGAAGGCGGCTACACCGGGCCTCGCCGGGTGTCGGCTGCGACGCTGCGTCCGATCCTCGCTGCGGCGTGGGCGACCCACAGCATCAGCGGCATCCTGTCCAGCACCGTGAACAAGTTCCTGTTGGCTGGCTTCAACGGCGTCGAGTCCTCGTGGCGGTCGATCTCGTCTGTGCGGAGCGTGAACGATTTTCGCAGCGTGACGAGCTACCGTCTCAACGGCGGGATGAAGTTCCAGAAGGTCGCCAACGGCGGCGAGATCAAGAACTCTGGCTTCAGCGATGAGAGCCGGACGATCTCGGCAGAGACCTACGGCATCATGACCAGCGTCACTCGCACTGACCTGATCAACGATGACCTCGGTGCTCTCACTGCTGCCCCGCAGCGGTTGGGCCGTGGTGGCGCTCTTGCTCTGAACGATCTGTTCTGGGCTTCGTTCCAAGACGATTCGACGTTCTTCACCACGGGTCGTGGTAACAAGAAGAACACCGCCGGTGCTCTGTCGCTCGCGAACCTCAAGGCGATTGCCACGATGTTCCGCAAGTTGAAAGACCCCGATGGCAACCCGGTTGCCGTCGATCCCCGCGTGCTGCTCGTTCCGGCTGATCTGGAACTCGCGGCGGCTGAGATCATGGGCTCGTCGCTCTTGGTTGGCGGCTCGTCCGCTGGCCCGGATCGCAACGTGCTCGCCGGTCGGTATCAGGTCGTCTCGACAAGCTACCTGTCGAGCGCCGAGGACTACTACCTGCTTGCGTCGCCGGCTGACCTGCCGGTGATGGAAGTGGCTTTCCTCAACGGCGTTCAGTCCCCCATCGTTGAAACGGCGGAAGCCAATTTCAACGTCTTGGGTGTCGAGATGCGGGGTTACTTCGACGTCGGTGTGGCGAAGGCTGAATACCTCGCCGGCGTGAAGGCCGACGCTTCGTGATCTGAAAACAAACCGTGACCGCTGGGCGGGAGCCAGTTCCCGCCCAGCGGCATGATTCCAACCCAACCCATTCCAAGGAAAGTAGGTGATCTATGGCTGATTATGTTCAACACGGCGACGTGATCGAAGTCACGCCTTCCTCGGCTCTTTCTTCCGGCCAGCCTTTTCTGGTCGGTTCCAGCCTGCTGACGATTGCGACTCAGCCCATTGCGGCGAACGCTGCTGGCTCTGTCGCCACCGAAGGCGTCTGGTCGATTGCCAAGTCAACCGGCAACAGCACTGCGATCAGCGCGGGCACTGTCCTTTACTGGGACAACGCCAACGCCGTCGTGACCTCCAGCAGCAACGGCACCGTCCGCTGCGGCGTGGCGGTTGGCTCGGCTGCCAATGCGGCTGCGAGCGTTGCGTTGAAGCTGAACGGCTGATCTTGTCCCGTCCCACTGCAAGCCGCCGGCGGCAGCGTTCATCCTTTCCGCGCCGCCGGCGGTCTTGTAGCCAGAGGTGCCCATGTCCGACCTACTCGCCAGCGGTGCGGCTTGGCTCGCTGACCAGTTGTCGGCGGGTGCGTCGCGGTCTGTGCGTTACTACCGAGGCGCTGACTACGGCGTGGTCAACGCCACGGTCGGCACCAGCCGGTTTGAGTCGCAAGGCACGAGCGGCGTGATCGAGCAATGGGAAAGCCGGGATTTCCTGATCAAGTCTGGCTCGCTGCCATTCGGCGAGCCGCAGCGGCACGACAAGATCCGTGAAACGCTCAACGGCGTGGACGTCACCTACGACGTCACCAGCCCGCGAGGCGTGCCGGTATTCCACTACGGCGATGCTTTCCGGCAGACGGTGCGTGTGCATACGGTGGCGACGGCTGAAGCGTCCAGCGTGCCTGCAACGCTCAGGCGTCGCTTCTGGGGGGCGTTTGCTGGTGGGACGATGACTGACGCACAGATTGTCGCCAGCCTCTCCAGCGACCTTGGCGGCACTCGGGCACAGACCCGGATGATCGCCGCACAGACTGCGTATATCTACGTCGTTCTGCCGACGAGTTTCGGCGTTCCTGTCTTCGCCGTCAGCGGCTTGACGTCCTCGGCGTGGGAGACCACGACCAGGTCGATCACGTTCACCGGGCAGACGGCACAGAGTTACGGCATTTACCGCTCCACGTATCCGATCACCGGCACCGTCAACCTTGTGGTCACATGACGCAAATCAAGGGCACCAACGTACTCGCGCCGGTCGTGCCGTTCGACACGACAGATACGCACGCATCGCACGAGGCAAAGTACGGCAAGGGCGGCTACCGCAGCGTGGCAGACATCGCCGAGAGAGACGCAATCCCGGCTCTGAGGCGAGAGGCGGGCATGCTGGTCTGGGTGATCGACACACAGAAGGCGTGGCGGCTCAACGCAAACCTGACCACATGGACTGAAGTCACCGCAATTAACGAACCACAACTCTTAGACGGGGGCAACTACTGACATGGCGAACACCATTCGCATCAAGCGGTCCACAGGATCGGCGGCACCGACGACGCTGCAAAACGCAGAGCTTTCCTATAGCGAAGGCGTGGCCGGCGGCGGCACGCTGTTCATTGGCGTTGGCACGGGCGGTGCTGGTGGGTCTGCCACCAGCGTCATCGCAATCGGTGGGCCGTCAGTGTATGCGTCCAAAAGCTACGTGGACTCTGCGATTAGCAATGCCAACCTGTCGAACTACCTGACGACTTCTGCCGCTGCATCGACCTACCTTTCACAAGCGACGGCGGCCAGCACATATGCAACCCAGAGCAGCGTAAGCACGGCGATATCAAACGTGATCAATGCCGCCCCGGCGGCTCTCGACACGCTCAAGGAGCTGGCCGACGCTCTCGGGTCGGATGCTGCGTTTTCTACGACAGTGACAACGTCCATTTCCGGCAAGCTCGCAAAGGCGAGCAATCTGTCGGACGTGGCCGATGTGTCTGCGGCTCGTACGAACCTTGGGCTTGGCAGCATGGCAACGCAGTCGGCAGGCAATGTGGCGATCACTGGCGGCTCAATTGACAACGTGACGCTTGACGGCGGCACGTACTGACCGAGCCGGTCTGAAAACAAGAACATCCGGCGACAATGCCGCAACGAAGGACGTGACGCATGCCGACGTTTTCTCAGCTTCCTGGCGACCTAACGGTTGTGTTCGTGGTCGCTGACGAAGTCAACTTCACGCTCGACCTAGACGTTGACGTGACGGGCTATCAGTTCACGGCTGGCGTCTACGTCGTCTCCACCAACGGCTTCTTCGGTGGTGGTGGCGGAACGATCAACGCTGTCGGTGCCACGGCGATCACGCCGACGATCACGGTCGTGAACGCTGCGGCTGGCACTCTGTCGTGGGGCGTGAGTGAAGCTCAGACGGTGACGCTGTCGCCTGCGATCAAGTACCGGCATTTTGTGCGCTGGGTGACTCCTGCCGGCGTGACTCGCACGGTTGTCTCTGGCGACCTCATCGCAAAGGCACCATGAGCAACATCACCGTCAACGTCACGAACGCCGGGGCGGCTAACGTCGCCGTCTCCAACGGCTCGACGGTCAATGCGACTGTCGGTAATGGCGGTGCGGTCAATGTCTCGCTCGGCACGATCTCGCCTGGCAACGCCACGGTCGTGAGCGGCACGCTGACGATCAACAGCACGACGACGCTCGCTGCGGGCACACCTGCGTATGTGAAGAACGACGCAGGCACGGCATACGCTGCCAAGCTCGACATCGGCATCCCCGCCGGCCCGGCGACGAATGTGGTCGTAGGGAATACGACCACACTTGCCGCTGGCAGCAATGCGACCGTGAGCGGCGTGACGAACGGATCGACGCTGACGCTGGCGTTCGGGATTCCCGCTGGAACGCCGGGGCAGAACGGGATAAACGGCAGCAACGGAACCAACGGGACGAACGGAACCAACGGCATTACGCCGACGTTCTCAGCTTCCGCCACGACGCTCTCCGCTGGCTCCGATGCCACGGTCACGGCGACGACGAGCAATGGCGGTGCGAACGTCGCCCTGGCGTTCGGCATCCCGGCCGGAGCTACGGGCGGCTCCAACCTCACGCTCTCTGACGCCGCGCCATCGGCTCTCGGGACGGCTGCGGCAGGCACAAGCAACACCGCCAGCCGTAGCGACCACGTCCACCTCCTGCCGTCGCTCTCGACGCTGGGGGCGGCGGCGGCGAACCACGCCCACAACTACGTCACGGCGCTGAACAACTTGACGGGCGGCGTGACGCTGGCGGCTGGCGGCAACGTCACGATCTCGTCGGCGAATAGCACGCTGACGATTGCGGCGAGCGGCGGGCTTGGGTCTGACGATGCGGTGGATGGCGGGACGTACCAGGGCTACATCCCCCAGAACACCATCACGATCACGCAGCAACCAACGGCACAGACGGCGAGCAATGGGGCGGCGACGTTCAGCGTGTCGGCCACATCGACGCCCGGCGGGACGCTCTCGTATCAGTGGCAAAAGCAGGAGTCTGGTGCCGGGTCGTTCTCAAACATAGCCGGTGCCACGAGCTATTCGCTTGCTCTCACTGGCCTGACGAACGCAGAGGATAATGGCGACGTTTTCCGCGTCGTATTGTCGGCGTCAAACGCTGTCAGCGTCACAAGTAGCACGGCTGCACTGACCGTGAATGGCAGCGGCTGGGCGCAGGTTGGATCGTCACTCTCAGGCCCATCATCAAGCGCACTGGGCCGGGTTCTGTCGCTTTCGTCCGACGGGACCGTCCTAGTGGCCGGCGATTACAACTACAACAGCGAGTCGGGGCTGGTTCGAGCGTATTCGCTCACGAACGGTGCGTGGTCGCAACGAGGGGCCGACCTGACATCCGAAAATGCTAAATTCGGGTGGAGCTTGAGTCTGTCGGCCAGCGGCAGCGCGATGGCTGTCGGAAAGAACTCGTCGGGCAGTAGCTCAGAGGTTCGCTTCTACGACTGGAACGGAACATCTTGGTCCATGCGAGGGGCAGCGATTGCTACAAGTAGCCTCGCGCCTGTGAGGCTGTCAGACAACGGGCTATCTGTTGTCGTTGGCGAGCCGGGGCATGACGACGGTTTCAACACCAACATCGGCCGCGTCAGGGTGTTCGACTGGAGCGGCACTGCGTGGGAGCAGCGGGGAGCGTCGCTACTGTACGGCGCTGAGTACGATTCAATCGGTCAAGCGGTCTCCATGTCTGGCAACGGCGGTGTAATTGCCGTCGCCTCGGTCAACGGTGACGCAGGAAATACCGGGCGTGGCGACGTGCGGGTGTTTGCGTGGAGCGGCACGTCATGGGTTCAGCGAGGAGCCAGCATCGAAGGCGAATCCGCCGGAGATATGGCTGCAAGCCTCGGCGTGGAATACGTCAGCGTCGACCTGTCTGTAGACGGCTCAGTGCTCGCGATAGGTGCTATCGGGAATGACGGTGCAGGCAGCAATTCAGGAAGCGTGCGAGTGTTTGCGTGGAGTGGCACGGCGTGGGTACAGCGAGGCAGCGACATCGACGGACAAGAAGCTAACGACCTCAGCGGAACGTCGCTGTCTCTGTCGGACGACGGGGCCACGCTGGCTGTGGCGTCTTCATCTGGTCCCGCAAGAGTGTTTGTGTGGAGCGGAAGCGCCTGGTCTCAGCGAGGTACAGGGCTTGGCAGTGGAGGTCTGAGCGTCAGCCTGTCTAGCACTGGCAGCACAGTAGCGGCGCAGACCGAGAGCGGAATTTCTGTCTATCAGTGGAACTAAGACATGCCCAACAAAATCAAACCCAAGCGCTCCTACACCGCCAATGCCGTTCCGGTTGTCTCTGGCAACACGCCAGACATCGAGCAGCACGAGATGGCGGTGAACTGGACCGACGGCAAGCTGTTCACGCGCGACGCGAACAACCAACTAGTTTCGATCACGCTCGGCGGGAGCGGCTCCATCCCGACCGCATCCGCCTCGGTGCTGGGCGGCGTCAAGGTTGGCTCGGGCCTCACGATCACCGATGGCGTGTTGGCTGCGTCTGGCGGCGGCGAGGACACGGCCCTGCGTGCCCTGTTCGTCCCGCCTGCTCCGACGAACGTCACTGCGACCGCTGGTAATGCTCAGGTCTCGCTGGCGTGGACTGCGCCGAGCGTGCTTTCCGTGACGCCGATCACGGACTATGTCGTTCAGTATTCGTCCAACAGCGGATCGTCGTGGACGACGTTCAGCGACGGCACCTCGACGGCGACTTCAGCGACCGTCACCGGACTGACCAACGGCACGGCGTATGTCTTCCGCGTGGCGGCGGTGAATGGGGTTGGACAGGGGGCTTACTCGACGGCGTCTAGCAGTGTGACTCCTGGTGTTCCCACTGATCCGTATTTCTCAAATGTCGCCCTCTTGCTCCACTGCGACGGCAGCAACGGTAGCACGACGTTTACCGACTTGTCGCTGAACGGCCACGCGATCACGCGGTATGGGAACGCCGCTATTTCGACCACGCAGAGCCGATTTGGCGGCGCATCTCTGTATCTGGACGGCGACGGCGACTATC